AAACCCCAAGTTTAACAATAGACTTAGTATACTTTGAAAGTATCTTATCTACCAGTATGTTTCCTGTTCCATCTAAAATCTTTTTATCAAACTGAATCTTAAATTGGTCAGTATTATAGGATGTTACATATCTCTTGTAATAATCTAACTTGCCACAGCGAATATCTTCAATCAACATTCTTGTAGCGTCTTGGATATCGTATGGAACCACCTTGTATCCTGTTTCTAACAAAAAGATATAATCATATCCCTCATTAAATCCAACGCCACCATGTATAGTATAAATATTTCCGCTGTCTTCTGTATCAAATAAAGCAAATGAGTCTGACGGGGCAACAAACATATTTGAGTTTTTACGCTCAGCACGGTTAATTGCATCAGTATAAGCAACAGGATCTTTTGTAATTGCAGTCTTATCTTTTGTTATTAGGAAGTTGTAGTCTCCAAGTGCTGGACCATCTGCGCTGTCAACATCGTATACTAGTTCTGCATTTTCGTATACCTTTAAAATTTTATTTGTTCTTTCCCATAGTGGGATATAGTCTGTGCCTTGACCAACAGTTTCAAGGTATGTCTTTTTATTATAAAACCCACCCGTGATATTGTCAATAATAGTTCTTGCAAGATTTTCTTGTTCTGTGTATTGGGCAATCTCTGTTGCTGTTACACCTAGCGATGCTGGATCAATATAAGGCCTTGTAATATCAAGGTTATCTTCTACAACTGCTTCGTCTCCTAATACCCCGTCAGAAATTTCTTCATATATTGCAAGAGAGTACGACTTATCATATTTAGAAAATTCTACAGGAAGTTCTAAAGTTACCTTTGATCCTGCAGTAGATGTTACAGTTTCTTGGGTTATAGACTGATTCTCAACGTCGTCAATTACAAAAACATAAGGGGTTGATGCATCTGGAACTGTATAGGTTATAGAAATTGGATACGGAGGAAGTCTAAGTATTTGCATGTTTATTTACCATAGTGCCTTGCTACTTCTTCTGGAGAAGCCGATCTAACGGATTTGCGTGTCAACCACTTGTCAGCATCTTCTTTAGTGACTATGTTGTAGCCAATGCTAAGAGTACCAACGCCACTCCAGTAAATATTTCTTGTTGAGTATATTGCTGAATCTTTTTCTTTTTTCTTTGTTTCTACCTGAATATTTTCATTAGGTGCCCAACTAGCAAGAATCTCAAGGATCTCTAGTTTTGTTTTAGAGTCAAAAAGTTCAATATTGTTCTTTTTTGCATAGGCTTTTAATTCCATTACGGTTTTCTTAGATAATTCTTCAATAGTCATTATAACTCCTCATATGTCATTATACCAGAATGTGAAGAAGGGGAGCAGATGTTTAGTCTACTCCCCCTCTAGGTTTGGTTCTAATTAAGAATTTGCTGCTGCATCTGCGTAAGCAACTGCATCAAGTTCTTCCCATTGGATACCAAAGCGGATGAATACTGTGTATTCGATTGTGTCCTTCTTGTTGATGTATTCACGATTTACTGTGATATCACGCTGGAATCCCCATACACGGTTCTGTGGGAATGTCAAGTCGACATATCCTGCAGGGTAGTAAGGTACTTCCATGACTTCTACTCCGAGAACACGAGTTGTACGTGCTCCACCGAATGTCTGTCCTGCGCCATCAAGGTATGACTGACGATTTGCTTCTGTTCCTGGACCCTTGTTAACAAAGGCTTCGGCGATTGCATCTGCAAGTGTACCGTTGTTCTTAACGATTCCCTGGAATGCATCTGTACCTGCGTAGAACTTAAGATTGTTCTTAAGTGCACGGTACTTACGTGGCATAGCAAGAATAATATCCTGCATGACGTTAGTTGTCCAAGCATCGTCAGAAACTGTTACTGCTGCTTCGTGAGCATCAGAACCATCTCCTGCTAAGTGGACGAAACCTTCCATAATTGAAAGGAAGTTGCCTGTTGAACCGTCGCCGTTAATAGCGAGGTCTTCAATATCGTTAGCGAAAGCATTGGTCATCAAGCGAACTAGATGATCTTCAAGTGCTGCACCTTCAATATTATCTTCAAGCGCTTCTGCTGAAACTTCCCAGTCAAGACGAATCTTCTTTGTAGTAAGTTCGACCTTTGTGAAAGTTGCACCAGCATTTGTGAAATCTGGCTGTGCCTGAGCAGCAGCACGGATTACACGCTCACCAACGTTGACCTTTTCAAGTTCCATGGTGTTTGCACGCATTGTAACTTTACGACCATCCTTGGCGAGAACTGTTGCATCCCACACGTAGTCGATGAAGCGACGAGCCTGCTCTGGTGCTAGAATACCACCTGGTGTTCCAGTTGGGTTTACAGCATTTGCGCCAGATGTTGATCCGAAGTTCGCTGTAGCAATGTTACCAAGCGAAGCAGCGGGTGAAAGATTACCGTTGGCATCTGTGGTTGTTGCACCACCGATAGCACCAGATGCGAATGCACCGTCGCCGTTATGGGCGTGTGATTCGGTTGGTGATCCAGGATAATTCTTTACGATATCTGTATTTTGTTCCGACATATTGTTCACCTCCTAGTGATTTTATATCTTTAGTTTAATAGGTCGGTTGATTTGAGGAAACGACCGCCCCATAGGGATTTCTGAACCTTTACAGGTTCAAACTGCACGATCTCGCCTAGATCGCCAGACTTGCGGAAAGCGGTGTCTGCAACTACGGCATCAACTCGCTTGCCAAACTCATTGAAGTTTCCTTTGATACTGTTAACTTCACCAGTTACATTATCAAGAGACTTCGTTACTGCTGCTACCTGCTCATGAAGAGACTTAACGGTTGCAGCGAGATCGCCAAAGGCATTAGTAAGAGAAGCGTTAATTTCAGCAAGTGCCTTAGCAACTTCTTCTTTAACATCAGCAACTGCATCTGCAACTGCCTCTTCTGTCTTCTCTTCTTCTACTGGTGCTTCCTCTGCATCAGTAGATTCTGCACTACCATCAACTGCTTCTGCTGCAGGTGCTTCTTCAGCAACCACTGCTTCTTCAGCGACTGCAGGAGTTTCAACAACTTCTGCTGGCTGTGCCTCTGGAGCAACCTCTGCATTTTCAACTGGAGTATCTACTACTTCTGTTGCTTCTGTCATATGGTTTACCTCCTTGTTAATCTTAGAAGTTCTAATGCCTTTAGCACTATCAACTAAGAATTTTATCATGTCTGCTTTTTCAGAATCATCTTTCTCAACAAAACCAATGTTCTGCATCTCTTCTCCAGATACAGGACTAATCTGTGTTTCTTCTTCTGATGTAACTACTATACCAGATTCCTTGTCATAGAATACGTTTTCTAGAACTGTTTCGTCACCCTTAATAACATCAACACCGTCAACTTTTTGAACTGACATAATGCTTGCAAATTGATTTGCTGGTGAGTCAACTAGTGACAATTCAATAAGATCGTAGTCTTTAATAATTCTAATTTGTGCATCTGCTTTTTCATCATATGCATCATCCCACTTGTTCATTCTTCCACCAATAGAAAAACCAGTGTATGTTCCATCTAGAACTTTTTCCCAGGCATCCTGTGCTCCTTTAGAGATGTATGCAGAAACATAAACACCCTTATAGAACTTCTTTGATTCTGGATCAAAATACTTTTCTTCTTTAAATGAAACCATCTTGCCTACTGCTGATGGCTGATGCATTTCTCTGATATTCCCACGGAATTTTGCAAATGCTGACATTGATGCTTCTGTAGTAACAATATCGTTTTGCTTATCTAGGTTATCAAGAGATGCAAAACCTGAGACGATTCTTCGCCCTTGGTCTACTTTGGTAAGGGGCATTGATAGACGAACGTTGTCGCCTTCAGTAACCCAGGAAGCCTTATTTATTTTCATATCAGTTCCTATTATATCAAATGTTTATAGAGTTTCTCACTTATTGAGATGCTCTACCTTCTCCTTGTGGATTTCTCCCAGAGACGGTTGCCGTGCCATCGGATTGGTTGTTTGTTCTTTCAGTATCCCTTTGGCGATTCCCTGCTAGGTTTGCTCTTGCGTCAGTTGCCTGCCTTGCTGAGAGTTGAAGTGGTTCATCCCCATGACTAACCTGTGGTAGATCAAGGATCTCACGGGCTTCGTTTGGTAGCATGATCTGTGTCTTGACATATCTTTCAAGTATCTGAGACTGTGCAATTTCGTCTGTAAGCGTCAACTCATTAAACTTAAGTTCAAGAATATCTGTTTTTTCACGAATAATCTTATTGACTATCTTTTCTAGATGATGCTGTGCAGGTCTTGCAACCTGTTCCTTAAAGGTACGATCCTGTGCCAAGGCTGCTGCGATGGCAGAGGAATCTGCTCCTCCAAGTTTAGAAATAGGTACCTGATGAGCAATCAAAATGTCGTCACGGTTTTGCTTGCGATACTCTTTGAATGATCCATCTTGAATACCATTTTCAATTGGCTCCATCTTAAACTCAACCTTGTTCTGATCAGTATCTCCAGGAAGTGGTATATAAAGAGTTCTGTGTGACTGAGATTTTAGACCTGTCTGCAAGAATCTAAACATCTTGTCTTCTGCGTCACCAGATAGTTGTGCACCCTTTAGTGTAATTACGTATCTTGGTACCGCCTTGTTTTCAAAATAGTCAATATTATATTGTGAGGCCAACTTATCTCCAATAAGAGATGGAAGGGCAGAAACAATATCAGGAACTCCATAAAAAGTATTTAGTGGAGAATATTCTTTAATATGAATAATCTCATTTGGGCGAGAATCATTTGTTACTGGGTTAGGATTAGTTGCTCCAAAGTTACGAAAGTAAACAACCTTTTGTCCAATGATCTGAAGGAATCCATCATGTAGTCTACGAACACGAACAGTGGTTGCAGGAATGTGACCAATGTATCCAATTTCGCCTTCAACATTTCTTCCTACTTCAACAAAACCATTACCAGTTGCTTGAAGGTCTGTAAAAACCTTTTCCATAATCTTTGTAAATGAGTCATCATCATTAAGGCTTTCTAGCCAGTCACGGATCTCAATCTTCATTCGCTCTACACGTTTGCGAGCACGCTTTACTTTGTCTTCGTCTTCACTCATTTCAAAACGAAGAGAGGTGCTGTCTGTCATATCAAATCTATAACCAAGTCCAACAATGTTTTCTACCTTGGCATCAATGGCTGCATGGTTAGCAAAGGATGTATCGTAAAAGTTAGCCAACTCATACATGTTGTATGGTGGAGTAATAACATCAAATAGGCCGTATCCATTACGATATACGGTTCCAGGATTAATCTGTTTAGATCCAGAATCCTGTCCTGATGGCATTGCATTTGCTGAATCTAAATACGCATCATCACCAACTGCCTTATTAACAACTCTTGAAACTCTTCTTTTAAAGTTTTGATCTAGTCCAGAGTATTCTTTTAAAGTTTCCCAAGACTTAATAAAAGGATCTTGGTCTTTAAAGATATCTTCTTGGTCTTCTTGTGTATTTAAACTTGCACCGATATATCTTTTTTCTTCACTCATCTAAAGCACCCCTACCAAATTTGTCTACTGATTGCTGTGCAGCATGCCAAGCACCTAGATCGTTCATTGATGGGATTAGCCCTTGCTTGAGTCTATCCATCTGCTCTGAGTGTTCTTCATCTGTAATTCTTGTAAGTCCCGCAACAAACACGGCTTCACCATCTCCTGGATCACCAAAGTGTTTTGCTGCAGTTTTTAGTTGTGCAATCTTAGAAATATCACCACGCATTGACTCAATGTTGAGTACATTGCCTTCTCCGTCTGTAAACCACTTGCCAGTTGATTTCTTATATACGTACAGACCCCAGTCATACTGCTTCTCAATGACCTTT